GACATCGTGTACATCCGTCACATTGCGCTTTACTGCATCCAAATGGAATTCTCGCAGCGAATGACATTGACAAGATTAGCCGCGATATTTAACCGCCACCACGCATCTGTCATCCACGCGACGAAACGATGCTCTAACACTTTAGGCTACGATAAGAAGTTAAACCAAATGTTAATTAGTCTAAATGAGTATTTGAATCTAAGAGGGTTCACTACTTTAGCCAAGATTTCACAAACACTGCAACAACCTAAATAATTTCACGAACAATGAAACAACACACACTGGCAGTTCAATGCTGCATTAAAGAGATTCTTGACAGAAAAGAAATCGGAAAGCTACATCCGTCTGCTGAATTAATTACTGAGGTCTGTGAGAAGTATGGACTAGGTGAGGACTACATTATAAAGATTGCTGAATTTCCAAAACGATAAAAACAAAAATACAATGAGACAAAAATTAACTAAGGACAAAGAGGTGCTGCGTAAAAGACTAGCGCACCTAACTAAGACACTTAATTCAAGGAATCACAAATCACTTAATGAAGCTTTAGGTGAAGTTAAGATTGGGCATTGGATGGCTAAAATCCTACTTCAATCAGGTGTTGCTTATAAAGATTCACAAGGCTACTATCGCGGCATTGTTAGACTGCACGATAGCAGAGTAGATAAATGTGTTGAGTTAATTAAGGAGCATTACAAAGATGCTCACCTAGCAAGAAACAAACCAACGGATAAACAACTTCCTATTGTTTTTTCAGAGCCAAAGATTCGAGTATCAAATGTGAAGTTTTGCAATCCAAAACCAAAGATTGGTTTGTTGAAACGATTTAAAATTTTATTTACTGGAGAACTCTGACGTAATAAAACATCAACAACTATAAAAACACAACACAATGACGGCAAAAGACTTCTTTTACAAAAACGCAAAAGCAACCTATCAAGATTGCATCTCTCCAGACGAGTGCATCAAACTAATGAATGAATACCACAAGCACATAGTAGGCGAGTTCGTTGCCCCTTCAATGGAAGATGTGGTTTCATTCTTTCAATCTAAGACGGGCGGCAGTCAATCAGACGGCATTACATTCGCATCCAAGTTCATCGCCCACTACGAGTTGAAGGATTGGAAGTACGGCAATAAAAAACTGAAGGACTGGAGACGAGCAGCGGTAGCGGCTTGGGATATGTCTAAATTTGTAACCACAAAAACGATTAATAATGGAACATTTGGAAAAGGCACAAGTAGCGAGGGGCTTCAATCACTCCTTGACCAATTTAAGTAAGGTAGCCAACGTTGACTTTAGAAAGATAATCGCAGCCAAAGAAGCACCACTAATTGCATTGATTAGTGGTAAGGACTTCGCGGTTGAGTATTATGCTCAACTTGTCTTTCACGGCATACCACAACCCGACAGAATCGAGCCAATCCAACAACTGCACTCGTTTGTCTCTGACAATTTCAGTTGGTGTACTACGGTTGATTTCAAGTTAGCATTTGAGTTCAATGCTGCTAGTAAGTTGGCGAACAAGTTGACATCATTCAAATCATTTGATGCTACCTATGTCGGTAGTGTATTGAGCGAATACTACCAGTTGAGAATGGACGCGATGAAAAAATGGAATGAAGTCAATGTCAACTACATCGAACCTGCACGACAGTTAGAATCAGCTAACGAGTCATTGAATTGGTTTAATGATTCGTTAAATAAAGATATCGAGAATGCGAAGCTAGGTAACTATATGGCTGCGGAGTTGATGGGCTTTGTGATGCTTGAGAACTTGTACAAAAGTGGTCTAGTGACCGATGACTATTGGACGGATGACGAGTGGATAGGATTCAAGCAGAGAGCGAAACGACTCGTTCACGATCAACAAGAAATCGGCAAGACCAAGCTTCAAAGAATCTTAGCCAACCCCCGACTAAAAGAGCAGTACACGAACAGTATTGCAAGAGAAATGAAAGTGATTATGTACCTGAATTATTTAACAAAAAACAAATAGCAATGACCGAACTTGAAAAATGTGAATTGGCAAAAAGTAAAGGCTTCACCTATTGTCCAGTAAGCGGAGAATTGAAAGGTGTATATGGAAAGTTAATTACAAAAAAACATTCTAGTGGTTATATTGAATGTAGAGTCTATTATGCAACCAAACCATTTTTTGTATTTGCTCATAGATTAGCTTGGTTTCTTTATTATGGAGCTTTACCAATTAATTCACTTGACCATATAGATGGGAATAGGAGTAATAATAAAATTGACAATTTGCGTGATGTCACTAATCAGCAAAACCAATGGAATCAAACAAAAGCTAAAGGTTATTCTTTGGATAAAAAAACAAATAAATTTAAAGCTGCCATAGGAATTAATGGAAAGAGAAAGCATCTTGGATTGTTTGAGACCAAACAAGAAGCAAGAAACGCATATCTAAAAGCGAAAGAAACTTACCACATTATAGCTTAATTTTACCAAATGTACACACCCCAATATACTAACCGCCAAGATGAAGCATTGACTTTGTTATCGCCTAAAGACCTGATAACAGAAACAGTCTTGTATGGCGGTAGTGCAGGTGGTGGTAAAACATTTCTAGGGTGTAGTTGGCAAATCAATAGACGATTAAAATATGCAAACACTCGCGGATTGATAGGTCGTGCAGAATTAAAGCGACTTCGTCAGTCAACGATGGCTACCTTTTGGAATATTGCTAATCAGATGGGACTTCGTCCTGGTACTCACTACACCTACAACGGTCAAGACCACGTTATAAAATTCTACAACGGTTCGCAAATCATCTTGATGGACTTAGGCTTTATGCCTAGCGACCCTGAGTTTAGCCGTCTTGGTTCGATTGAAATCACAGACTATTTTGTCGATGAAGTAGCGGAAGTTTCTCAACGGGCAATCGATATACTAGATTCTCGTGTGCGTTATAACTTAATCAATGGTGTTCCGAAAGGATTACTCTCCTGCAACCCAACTAAAGGGTGGTTATACGCTGACTACTTCGACGCTGCACGAAATGGAACGCTGCGAGAGGACAGAGCATTCATCAAGGCATTGCCGACAGACAATCCGAATCTTGAACCTGCCTACCTTGAGAAGTTGTCACGCCTTCCAGAGATTGACCGTAAAAGACTTTTAGATGGTGATTGGGACTATGATGAGAGCAACGATAGACTTTACTACTACGATGACTTGTTGAGATGTTTTAGAAACGAATTGATAGGCACTACCGCTTACATCACTGCCGACATCGCAGCACTTGGAAATGATAAAACAATCATTGGTCTGTGGTCGGGAATGTCATTGGTAGATGTGTTTATGATGGAGCATAAGTATCCAAACGAGGTCGCAGAATTTATCCGTAATTTAGCCAAAGAAAGAAACGTGAAGTTGTCTAACATTGTGGTTGATGCTGACGGATTAGGTATCGGAGTAGTTGGTATTTTAAAGTGTCAATCATTCAACAATGGTGGTCGTGCGATAGATAGCGAAACCTATATGAACTTGAAAGCGGAGTGTTATTTTAAGCTAGGAGAATCGATTAATTCAAACAAGATAACGATAACGGCTGACAGATACAAGACTGAAATAATAAAGCACCTTGAAGTAGTGCGAGTAGCAAATATGGATCGTGAGAGAAAGAAAGCAGTTACCAGTAAGGAAGAAATCAAAAAGAAACACGGCTTCTCTCCCGACTTCGCAGATATGATGATGATGAGAATGTACTTTGAACTATATCCGAACTATGGCAGGTATGCTATACGATAATTAAACAAATAAACAAAATGATTTTAGACAAAAGTATCACGGGAATCCCCACCCAAATGTGGGACGAACTAAAGTATTTCGTTCTTGATGGGCGAAATGTCAACGAACTGAGATTAAATCGTCAGTTGGTCAAGGAGACTTTGAAAGTTCCTAACCCAAAATGGGCAGGTCGATACCTGACACAAACCAAATATGTTTGGAAAGATGGATTCTTACCGACTTCAAACTTTGTGTTTTCACCTAGCTACCTGCTCAACCTTGTGTCAATGTACGTCAATGACTTTGGTTATGTTGTAACGGGCAAGAATGAGAACGGACACTGGCAGTTGTATCGCTCGGAACTTTCTTGGCAGTTGCCCGATGGGACAACTCACACCGAAAGTGAGAAGTTAATCACGATCGTGATAGACGGAACTGATGTTATGTTTGACGATTTCGAGAATAAGAATCAATGGTCTTTTGATTGGATTGTGAACGGTAAGAAAACTGTTTTGACCTATGATGTTGGTGAGATTGCTGACATTATGAAAGTGAATGAGGACACCGTTCTAGCGTTCCAAAATGACTACTTCACGGGCGAATTTAAAACACCCGACACACACATCACTAACATCTTTCCTGCGCTAGAATGGGACGGTAACTTGCTTCGCGGTTCATTCTTTGTGAATGAAACAGAGTGGAGTGAGTTCAACTACTCACAACTACGCACCTGCTATGGTACGGCACAAGGTGACTTCAGAACTACTTGGACTTTGTATAACGGTTGCGACCGTCCTGATGATGCTATCGATGCTGATTCAACGGGTAACTTTGGCGAGTGCTGGAAGTCTGCGTATATGACTAAGGACAATGCCAATGCTTTTGAATTTGATGTTTCAAGCTTTCCAACTGTTGACTATTCACAACCTGCTCACATCAAGTTCACAGTTCACTTTTTACCGCTTACTGGTAAGGAGTTCAGACTTGAAGCTTATGCAAATCTGAATACCAAGAAAATTAGTTTAACACCTTTCGCTTAATTAACTGTGGGCGTAATTAAGTTTGCGCCCACTTTTTTTAACTTAACACAATGATTGAAAATATAAACAATAGACAACTGGCACTACAATGTGCTA